TTCGACAAGGTTTGCACTAGGTTGATGAAGCGTGAGGCCGAACTAGGTTTGACTCCATCATCGAGGGCAAGATTGAGGGCACCACAAGCTGAGGAGGAGGATGTTTTTGAAGAGTGGCTAAAGAGGGCAACGGGTTGATAGCATCGGGCGTACGGCAACGAGTCGAAGACTACTGCGAAGCGGTTGAAAGCGGCGAGATAATCGCTTGCGACCGCGTCAAGGATGCCGTACGTCGTTATCGCCTAGACTTCGAGCATCAAAGCACGCCCGATTTCCCCTATCACTTCGACGAGCGACACGCTACGGCGGTATGCGACTTCTTTCCGCTTGTGTTGCGTCATAGCATTGGCGAGTTCGCAGGGCATCCGCTAGTCCTTGAAGATTGGCAACTCTTCGGCCTCTGGAATATCTTTGGCTGGAAGCGTAACGACGACAACTCTAGACGCTTCCGCAAAGTCTATTGGTCGATGGCTAGGAAGAATGGCAAGTCAACGATGATAGCGGGTTTGTGTCACTACCTAGCGATGGCGGACATTGACCCGAAGACGCGAAAGCCGGAAGCGGTTGGGCAGATCCTTTTGACCGCAACGAAGAAAGAGCAGGCGGACGTAGTGTATAGCGAATGCGAGCGGATGGTTGACCAGTCGCAACCGCTCCAAAAGTACACAGACGTAAAAAACGAGACGATTACATACAGGCACAATCTTAGTTTTATCCGTAAAGTATCTTCGGAAAAGCCATTTGACGGACTGAATCCGCATTGCGTAGTTATGGATGAGTTGCACGCATGGGGCGAGTACCATCGAAAGTTCTACGATACGATGGTGACGGGCAGCGGATCACGCTCGCAACCGTTGCACTTGATTATCACGACAGCCGGTGCGGATGATTCGCTCTTGTGGCTCGATGAATACACGTACGCTGTCAACGTGGTTAGCGGTATCCACAAAGACGAGTCGCTCTTTGCGTTGATCTACGAACTTGACGAAAAGGACGAGCCGGGCGAGGAATCAAACTGGAAAAAGGCGAATCCAAATCTTAACGTATCGATCAAACTTGACTACCTACGTCAGCGGTGGAACGAGGACAAGTCAACGGCGTTGGGTATCAATCGCTTCACAAGATATCACGGCAATCGCGTTGTATCCTCGACGGAAAAGGCATTCGATTTAGCGGCGTTCGATAAGTGCGTTGGAGTTCATTCCGACTGGCGTGAGGCCGACGGACTTGGAGCAGGTGTTGACCTTGGCTCCAGGGATGACTTGGCAGCGTATGCGATTTGTGGACGCTTCCCGGTTGCAGTGGATGACAAGGGAAAGACGGTATACCGCTACGAGATTAAGACACGGGCATTTATCGCAGCGGACTCAAAACGCGATCTATCCGCGATGCCGTTTGCGGAATTTATCCATACCGAAGAGTTGTACAAGTGCGAGTATCCTATCGAGGACTTGACCGCATCGCTAATCGAAGAGCTTGAAGCGTACGAGATTCAGACAGTCGCGTACGATCCATACAACGGACAGCAGTTAGGGGAGAAGCTAGAGAAGACCGGAGCGGTAGCGGCTCGCATGGCACAAAATCAAGCCAACTTCAACGAGGCTATCCGCGACTTTATACAACTGATGCAAGAGGGGCGGCTAGTCTTCTCGGATAGCAAGTTGCTCAGGTGGTGCGCGAACAACGCTATTATCTGCAAAGACCGCCAAGATAGATGGATGTTTGATAAAAAGAACAGCAAAGACAAGATCGACCCTATCGTTGCGGCAGTGATGGCGTACCGCATCGCAAGTTTGCAAAAAGAGCGTTCATCGGGTAGTTTATACGTTACTTAAAGGGAGTATGCCGCATGTCACTGATGACCGCACTATTGCAATGGATGGGTTTGAGCGAAGACCAGTTCAGCAACGGTCGAAGGGTGACGGTACGCGAAGCCCTTGGAGTACCGCCAGCATGGTACGCACACAACAAACTGACGGGTGACTTTGGGCGACTGCCAATCGATGTTAAGCGGCGTGAGGGTGATGGAGCGGTAAACGATACCGAGCATCCAGGCTACATCTTATTGAGGGAAGAGCCTAACAAGGTGCAGGCTCCGACGACCTTTAAAGAGCAGATGTTGTCACACGCTCTAATGCGTGGCAACGGTCGAGCAGCGATTATTCGCAGCGGCGGACGGCCTACTGAATTGATCCCGATGTTGCCTGAGAACACCTGGACGATCATCTATAACGGCAAGAAGTGGCACGTCACCAAGCCCGAAGACCAAACGAAAAAAGACCTCTTCGACGGGTTCGACGTTGACAAGAATGGCTATCTGATCTTTCCCGATGCCGACGTCTTGCATCTTCCCGGCTTTTCGTACGATGGCGTTGAGGGAATCGGATTACTCGATATTGCGAACATCACATTTTCAACGGGTGTTGAGCAAACCAAGTTTACGAACACGCAACTGCGAAGAGGTTTTCGCGGTAAGCTCTTTCTCGAAGCACCTGCTGGAGCGTTTCGCAAAGCAGAGGACGCAAAAGAGTTTATCGACGCGTTTAACAAGGTCGAAGCAGGAGCCGAGAACTCAGCAAAAGCAGGTTTACTACGCGAAGGCGTTAAGGCCAATGCGGTATCGATGAGCAACAATGATGCACAGTTTGCCGAGCTGCAACGCTTTACTAGGCAGGATATCGGTATGCTCTTCGGACTTGAAGGCATGCCGGGCGATGGGGAGTCTACATCGTACAATTCACTAGAGCAAAAAAACCTTGCGTATATGCAAGCCCTCGATAGGTGGCTGGTCAAGTTCGAGGAACAGTGCGATATGAAATTGCGAACACGCCAAGAGAAGCAAACCGGCGAGGTTTACTTCAAGTTCAATGCGGCCGCACTCTACAGAACGGACTTGCGTACCACGATGGAATCATTTTCCAAGGCTATCGCATCCCGCATCATGAATCCGAATGAATGCAGGGCGAAACTAGACCTTAACCCTTACGCCGGAGGCGATGAGTTTATTAACCCCGCAATCTCCGAAGCGACTGGCGAACAGTCGGTGGATGAAGTCGAAGATACGCCAGAAGATGACGCGGAAGATGCGACCGAAGATTCGCAAAACGCGATGGCAGTCGAGCAGATGTTGCGTGACCTCATCAAAACCGAGGGAAATAACGCGATCAACGCCAGCGGAAAGGCTCAATTCGTCGCTTGGATAGGCAAAAACTACCCAAAATGGCAAGCGAAACTAGCCGACAAGATTGAGGCCATCGGGCTTGACCGCGATTTGGCGAGGATCCACTGCGAAAAATCAACGCTGATTTTGGCTGAATTAGCGGCCAGAAACGGGGGCGAATCGCTTAAAAAAGCGGTCGAAAACGAGGTAAAAACGTGGGAAAACAGGGTTTTTGACCTGAAAAGGGGTGGAAAATGATCGAAATCAAGGCGGAACTGAATGAAATCCTGCTATCCGGCGTTGTTGGCGATGGATGGGATGAGAATCCGATTACACAGCGTGGCGTTGTCGATGCTCTTCGTTCTTTTGGCTCAAACGCGGTTACTGTTCGCATTAACTCACCAGGTGGAGCAGCGGATGAGGGAATTGCGATCTACAACACGCTACGATCGCACAAAGGCGAGGTTACAACGATCAATGACAGCCTAGCGGCGTCGGCGGCTTCGATCATTTTTCTCGGTGGTGGTAAGCGGCTGATGGCGGATGGCTCGAGACTCATGATTCACAGGGCGATGGGCTTTGCATTTGGCAACCGGGAAGAGTTGGCGAAGGTTATCAACGCTCTCGAATCCTACGACGCATCGCTAGCGGATATCTATTCGCAATACGCGAAACTATCGAAAAGCGAAATCGAGAATGCGATGGCGAATGAGTCTTGGTACGAAGTCGAAAAGGCGATTGAGTTGGGCTTTGCAACCGGACGAGTCGAGAGCGGCAATAAGAAGCGGAAGACCTCAAACGCATTTGACCAAGCCCGCGTTAATTTGCTCAAAGCAAAGATGGCTCAATACGCTGGAGGCTTGACAAGCCGTTAAGCACTTGCTAGGTTTAGTGCATCGCACTAGCCTAACGGGTGAGGGCACACGGCGTTGTAAACCGTGCAAAAACGAAGGGTTCGAGTCCCTTGTGCGATCTTTGAGCGTAAGCCTCAAAAACTCTGCAACTAATTAGCGGCAGTGACACACGGGAAATGTTTTAAGTAACACCGTGGCAGTCATGCCGCTATCTTGGTTTATCGACTGCCACACAGCACAGGAGCAGTCGGTATGAAAACCGCAAAGCAAATCGGTGAAGAAATCGTAGCCTTGCAAGCCAGGGTT